CCACGCGACCGTCGCCTGATTCGTCGTGTACCAGGTCTGCGCCTGCGCGTTGACGGCGCAGGCGAGGATGATGAAAAGAACGATGCAGATTATTTTTTTCACTTGTCTTCTCCTTCCCCTGTTTCGGATTTCAGCCGCTCACTTGCCGCCTTCCGCTCGCGGAACCACTCGAGCCACCGGCCGGTGAATAGCCCGGCGATGAGCTCCGGGATCTTGTTCGAGCCGACCCAGGGGACCCGCTTCGCGATCCAGCTCATGACGAAGTAAAAGCCCCAGACCAGAAGCGGCATGGCCTCGGGGTTCGCCCGGGCGACGTTCGAGTAATACTGCCGAAGCCCGTCGAAGAACCAGTCGATCCTCGGCACGGGCCAGTTCGCGGGATTGAAAAGTTCCATCACTCACCTCACACCAGTTTCACGGGATGCTTCCACTTGTCCCACTTGACGATCTCCCCCGGCCAGAGCGCCACGCCGGAGCCGCCGAAGACGATATGGACGTACTCGCTGCAGAAGAGCTGCCGGGCCGACGTGCTGACGCGGCTGATCAACTGCTTCGCGATGGAGAGGAAATCGTATTTCATGCCCCAGAAGCTCGCCGCCGCGATCCCGAGATCCGTCCGCATGGGGTTGTATTCGTCCTTGAGCGGATACCACCAGACCTCGCCCCTGTATTTCTCGAGCTTGCGACGGAGCACGCAGGGGTAGACGCCCTGGGCGACGGCCTCAGAGGTGAAGCGCCTGCGCTCCTGGCCCTCGTACTCCGACATCCGGACGATGAGGCCGACGTGGCTGAAGGGCTCCTTCGTGACCCAGCAGATGGCCTTCCCGATGGGACCGGAGCTCTTCCAGGCCAGGAGATCCCCCGTCCGCATCTCGTCCTTGACGCAGTTGTAGACGCTCAGGTCGTTCATTCACATCACCAGCATCCGGGCGTTCACGCCGTCGCGGAAGCCCTGGAGGATGATCTTCATCTGTGGAAGATCGATCGCGGGCTTGCCGCCCGGGACTTCCGTGAACTGTATCTTCTTCGAGATGAATAAGACGTTCGCCTGGACGAGCGGGTCGTTTCCCGTCGTCTTCAGGAGCTTCGCCACCGCCGCCTGAAATGCAGTGTTCATGGCCTCGGCGGAAGTCCCGCCTTCGAGGGCAAGCTCCAGGATGGCGATCTCGGATTTTATTTCCTCAAGTTTGCCGGGGTATTTCTCCGCGACGAGATACCCGGCGTTGAAAGCGGCCAATTCAAGCCCGAACTGGCCGGTGTTGTCGCCGATCTGGATCCCCGCGCAGCCCGCCAGGAATAAAGCCGCGAAGAGGATTAAAAGTGCCTTCTTCATTTCTTCTCTCCCTTCTTGATTTCTATTTCGTCCACCTGGAAGAGGTAGCGCATCCATTTATTGAGATAGACGGCGATCGTTCTTGCGTCCTCGTCCACGACGATCCGGCTCTCGGCGTCCCGGTAGTCGATCCTGTCGCATCCCGGCACCGGCATGTCACGCCCTCCCGTAGTCTTTGGCGCAGAGGAGCACCTTGTCGATGTAGGCCTGGTTGATATATTTCCCGCCGGCGCCCTTGATCGGCTTGCCGGAATTGTAGGCCGCGATCCCCTCGACGGGCCCGTAGCGGTCGATCTTTTTCTTGAGGAAGATGCAGCCGTAGTCGAGTTGAATCGCCGGCAAGGCCACGATGGCGGTAATCCAGCCCTCGTATCCGAGCTCCCTGAGCACCGCCCCCATCACCTGCATGATCCCCCAGGAGGTCTTCTGGAGCGCCTTCTCCGTGGCGAGCGAGCAGTCGTAGGGCCGCACCTTCGCGGGGTCCACGAGCCACTTCCACCGGGGCTCGTAGCGGCACACCCAGGGGCGAAGACCGCTTTCCGCCATCGAGACGCCATAGACCACGGCGGCTTCCAGGCCGTAGCGCGCGGCCTTTTCCCCGATGAGGCTCATGATTTCCGCTTTCGTCGTCACTGCAACACCTTCAGGTAGACGAGGACGCCCCGGCCGATGTCGATGAGGAGCGCCACCAGGGTCACGATGACCCAGGTCTTGATCGTGGAGAGCTTGTCGTTGAGGCATCCGACGTTCTTTTCCATGCTCCCCATTTTCTCGGCGGCGGCCTTCAGCGCCGTGTCCATCCGCGCCGCGTACTCCTCGTGGATCCGCTTGCACATGTCGTAGGTCATGTAGTTATTTTCCAAAACACCCCCCACTGATCACACGGCATTGTCCCAGAGACGCTCGCCGATCAAAAGCCGCTCGAGGAGGTTGTCCTCCATTACGGACTGGCCGACAACATTCTCGCCGCGCGACTCGTAGAGCTTCGCGCAGAGCCGTTTCACGCCCGCCTTGATCCTGCGGGGAACCAGCGCCGCCGCCGTCCAGCCGCAGACGAATCGGATCTTGATCGGTTTTGAAGGATACAGCTCCGAAACGGGCCAGGAGACGCCGTAGGGAAGGACGATCCGCCCGCACTGCTTGCCGTTCGTCTCGACGATGTAATCCGTCCCCGTGGTCAGGGTGGTCTCGGTGCCGTCCGTGTCCTTCCAGGTGATGACCGGGGCCGTTCCCACGCCATTCTGGAGGTTCCCGTAGGGGAGCCGGATGTAATCCGTCTCCGGCCAGGCATCGAGGAAGTAGTCCCATGTCTGGGTCAGAAGCGCCCTCTGGGTCAGGTATTCCACCTGCTCCCTGGCTTCGGTGATTGCATCGGTCAGCCAGTCGTCCTCCGCGGTCGTCGCCGCATTGACGATCACGTCGGCCCCGAACTCGCAGGCCGCGACGAGCACCTGCGCCGCGACACGGATATACTGCTTGATGCCGCCGTAAGCCTTCTCCTGGACGGCGTTGTCGTTCGTCGCATCAACCTGGGTGAAGGCCCCGGATGTGACGTCCGTCCAGGTCGTGCCGTCGTCGCTCTCCTGGATCTTCGCATCCACCGTGCCGCCGGCGCCGACCGTGCCGGCATTCAGGTTAACGACGGCCGTCTTCCCCAGGACGTCGACGGCGGCACCCAGGAGGTAGTAGCCCGTCGCGAAGGTCGGATAGGCCGCGCCCTGGTCGGCCGTGTCCGTTCCGTTCGAGAGGATCTCGCCCAGGGTGAAGGCCCCGGAGCGGTCGCGGACGATGTAGGTCGTCGTGGTGAGGACCTGGACGATGACGCAGGTCTCGTGGCTCGTCCCGCCAGTGACCGTCTCGCCGGCGGACCAGCCCGCCCCGCCGGGGGCCACGTCGAGCGTCATGAGCTCGTGGATCCCGTGGCTCCCCGGAAGGATGGACTGGTAGGTCGTCAGGTTCCCGGCCAGGGTTTCCGAATCCAGGCGCAGGTGCGTCTTCAGCTCCGCCAGCGTGATCGGCTCAATCGTCGGCGCGGTCACCAGGACCGCCTGTCCGAGCGAACTCAAGTCGGCCATGATTCAATCCCCGCGTTATCTCGTCGCCTGCCAGATCTTGATGTAGTCGACGTTCATCGTGCCGACGCCCGCGCCGTCATGCTTCGTCAGGAAGGCCACGGGCTGCACGAGCGGACTCGCGATGTCGCTCATGTCAACGCCGGCAGCCGGGGTCACGTCGACCCCGTCGATGTAGAACCGCACGTTCGAGTCGTCAGTGAAGTCGATCCGGTAGACGTGGTATGCCGCGGCAAGGACCGTAATCCCGGTCGCCGCCGCCGTCGTCTCATTCGTCCCGTCGTCGGCGTTGATGGTAACGGCGCCGCCTCCGTCGAATGAAAAGACGCAGTGCTCGGCATAGTCGTCGGCGGAGGATATCTGCTGATCGTCGACCAGGGCCTCGCCGAGCACCCCGATGTGGCCCTCGGCGACAAGGGTGGGAAGGACGGCCAGGTTTACGCGAAACTCGACGATGAGCCCCTTGGAGATATCCCATCCGAGCGCGTTGCCCTGCCAGCCGATGCCGGCTTCCTGCTGCGTTTCATTGGCTGCAAGCGTGAGTACAACATCCGTCACGCCGGATGCATCCGCACTCAGGGCCTGCGTTGCTTCATTGGCGTCGTTGTAAAGCCAGACGTTGGTGTCGTAAGCCGCGCCGATGAAATCATCGAAGAAATACCGCGGCGCGAGGGGTAACACCGTCTCTTGCGTGCTTCCGTCGAAGAACGCGAGTTGACCGCCTCTCCATTTCGATTGTGTCATTCCCATTTTTCACATCTCCTTTCACTGGCTTCCGCGCAGTGCCGCCATCCCCGGGGGCGGATCGGTTGAATTGTTACGCCCAGACCGGCGTGGGCTTTCCCGGATATCTCTCCTTGATCAGCTTGTCTCTCTCGGCAAAGAATATCCGCCTCGACTCCTCTGCCGTCCTGCCGACACACTTCGGCATGACGATTTTTTTGAGGTCCGGGCCGTACTCGAAGCCCCGGACCTTGTTGTCCATCCAGATCTCGAACTGGTTGTTGACCGTTGCCACCCTTTCATTTTCGAGCCGCGTCACCCTCTCTTCCAGGGCCAGCAGACGCTCTTCAATGTCGGGGCCGATTCCCGCGTCCTTGTTTCTCGCCATTTTCAAACCTCCGAATCATAGGCGGTTTTTGGGAGGAACCGCCGAAACCTCTCAAGGGTTAAGCAAGGCAGGATTCAAGGCCTTTGCTCGGATACCTGGGGGTGAGGATCGCCATGACGATCGCCTGACCAGTTGCGTTCGTGAGATCATCGTCGAAGGAGATGTTCAGCCATTCTTCCTGGTTCGCGACATCCATCTCGCTCGCCTCAACGTATACGAGCAGGGTGTAATTGTCGTATGTACCATGGGCCACCGACAGGTAGGGAACCGCTTCCGTGGTTGCGGCCCAGGTCGAGTAAACGTCCGCATTCGCAGTACCCATGGCCGCGCCGCCAAAGGCGTACCGGAAGGGGATGTTCGAGGAGTAGGCCCCCTCGGTGGCCCCGGACTGCACCCTCACATAGTGGTTGGCAGTACCGAGGTCTACGTAATGGACCACGAACAGGCAGTCGTGGTAGTTTTTCATGTTGATCCCGTCAGACGGGTTCGTGGCCGCATTGGCGATGTCGATATCTTCGGCCAGCCACACGATCTTTTTTTCTTGTCCGAGATTCATTGTCTATATTCCTCCTGTAGGATTACGCGCTGTTGATGGTTACCGGGCCGCCAGGGTGACGAAGGGGGACTGCGTGGCCGTGGTGGCCTGCTCCGGCGTGAAGACCTTGCTCCACGCGGGCTGCCCGTCACACCTCATCACGAAACGGTAGTAGGTCTCGTCGGTGATGAAGGCGTAGTGGATCGAGGTCGCCTCCTGAACGCCGCCCTTTTCGATCCAGAGGTACTCGCTGAAGTCGGCCAGGATGATGTCGCCCACGTCTCCGAGTTTGCTGCAGTGGTTGCAGGGGATGACCGGGCGCCCGAAGAGGGTCCCGTAGGGGGCCGCGCTGGCGCCGCCGGGAGGCATGTAGACGGGGGATCCGCCGACCCCGACGGTGATGCCCATCTGATAGAGCTGCGGCTCGATGCTCTGGTTGATCAGCCAGATCGCGTTCGTGCGGCTGTCGGCGAACATCCTCGACCACATGTTGACGATGTTCGCGTAGACGACCGTGTCCGCCAGCTGCCCGAGTTCGGCGTCCACCGTGACCAGGGCCCCGGAGTTCAGGATGCCGAGAGGCTGTCCGGCGCCGACGCCGCGGATAACCTGCTTTTCCGCTTCCTTGACCAGGGCAAGGTTCGAGCCGGTGCGGATGAAGGCCTCCAGCGTCACCTTGTCGTTGAGCAGTTCGTCCGTCGTGGGAACGACGACGGCCATCTTCTTGAGCTTCAGGACCATCTCGCGGAACTTCGGGGAGCTGGTCGACTTCGTGCCCGCTTCCGCGAGCCAGTACGCGACGATCCCGCCGAACACGCCGGCGCTCTCCGTGTCGTCGGCGGCCGCGGGGATGGTGATCGAATTGCTGTTCGCCGAAATCGGCAGGCGGGTCAGCCTCGGGAGGATCTGGCCCGTCGAGAACATCCGCTTCTTGATGTCGGCCGCGTAGTCCATCTGCACGAGGAACCCGCCGTCGCTCGGCGAGCCTTCGCTCAGGCCCGCGGGGGCGCGGAGCCTGCGGTCGATGCCCTTGGTCGGGTCGGCGGCATTGCGGACGGCCACGAGGGCGTCGCCCAGGGTCGGGAACCGGTCCTCCTTGCCGGGAAGGCCGGGGAACCTCGCCTGGAGTTCGTCTATATGCGGATCGGGGTTCGGCCTGATGCCGTCGCCCATCGGTTTCGAGAGCCGGTCGCGGACCGCCGCTTCTCTTTTCTCGAGTTCGAGCTCTTCCGTGTAAACGGTCACGTCGTTCATGAACTCGCCGAAACGCTTCCGCTCCTCTTCATTGAGGTGCCGGTTTTCGGCCTGCGCCGTATGCTTCATTTTTTCGCACTCTGACATCCGGCTCTGAATCAGCCTGGTCAGCTCGATCGTCCTGTCGAGATTTCCCATATTTCCTGTCCTCCTACTTGCTCCATTTTTCTTTCATCGCTTCAAATTGTTTTTCGATTTCACGAAAGCGCTCCAGATCATCCATTGCCCGCTTTTGTTCGATCCCCGGATCGGGCAGAACCAGGCCGTCGATGATGATCCGATCCGCGCTTCTCATCCCGACAGATGTCGTCTCGTAGACCGCATAGGGAACCAGAGAAATTTCATGCAGCGTGGCCTGTGACACGTTCCGCACATACTCGCCATTCTCCAGCGTGAGCTGCGGTCTGACATCTTCGGTAAACCCGAAACTCATGTTGCTGTAATCCCCGCGCTTGATCGAGGGGAGGAGATCCTTGGACCATCCCGAATCCGGGGGGGCATTTTCGAAATGCACTCCGTCATGCTCTTCAGTCAGTTTCAGGGTCCCCCTGGAGGTCCGTCCAAAGATATATTTAAGCTCGTGATTCCAGAGCATCATGACATCCCTGCCGCTTGCGAGCGATCGCGTAAAGGCGCCCGGGAGTATCCGTTCCTTCATTTTAGGCATCCCGGGGATGGGGTTGTCGCTGAGCCGGTCATAGGGGATCGCGAGCCCCCGGAGCCGGATCATGTTGTGCTCCTCTTTCGAGTAGCCGATCAGGGAGTCGTATGACCGCCGCTCGATGCCCGATTTTTTTTGATGATCGCGAACCCATTTCTCGGCATCGGCGAGCGACCACTTTTCGACGTCGAACTGGTACGCCCGGATATGGATCGTCTCGTCGCCCCGGATCTTCCCGATCGCAGCGCGGATGCCCCCCGGTTCGTCGATTTCCATCATTGAAAGCGACTCCTTCAGGAAATTGCCGTCCGTGATCGGAATCTCGTGATATTGATTTTCAGCCATAGGTCATGCTCCTCATTCTTTGCCGCCCTTCAGGGCGATCAACTTCTGATCGAGTTGATCCTTGCCGGGGTCCGGTGCACCGAGTTCCTTCATGTTGAGCGGCGTGAGATATTCATCCCCGCCTTCGATCAATTCCATGTTTTCAAGTTCCCGGATGTCGTTGATCGAGAGCCATCCCCACTGGCGGCCGGCCATGTAAAAGGCCGTCCGGGCGGTCGTGTCCCCCCGCAGCAGGCCTTCGAGCCTGTGCTCCACGGAGACATTGTCCTCGGTTATCATCTTGTTTCGGATGGCCTGCTCGATGCGGACGCACCAGGGGCGGAACGTATAGATGACGGATTCGAGGGACTGCTGCTCGATATTATTGTTCGTCGATCGCTCCAGGTCGAAGATCATGTGAGGCGCGATATTGAACCACCGGCAGACCTCGGTGACCGTGAATTTTCTCGACTCCAGGAACTGCGCGTCCCTCGCCTGCACGGAAACGGGGTTGAATTTCATCCCCTGGCCGATAATCCCGATGAGCTGGGACTTGGAGACCCCGCCGTAGGTGCCGTACCAGTCCTGGCGGATGGTCTTTTTCGTCGCCTCGTCGACGATCCCCGGGATCTCGAGGAACCCCGCCGGCGTGGCGTTGTTGCTGAAGAAGCGCCCGGCGTACTCCTCATAGGCGAGCCCGGTGGCTATGCCCTCCCGCGCGAGGGTGATGACCGAGTAGCCGATCAGCCCGTTGAACCCCAGCCCGGCGATATGGAGGATCTCCCAGGGGGGGAATTTCACCTTTTCGCCGTTTTCCGTCATCGAATACTCGTAGACGAGCGGCCCGTTTGCGTCGGGGCGGGTCACGTTCATGCGGGAAGGGTCGAGCGGCCAGAGCGCCAGGGGCCGGCCCATCAGGTCCTGCTGGATGTGGCAGTAGCAATTTCCCCACAAAAGCACGTGCGCGAGGAGCGCCTCCCACATCTGCATCCGGGTCATTTCGGGGTTCGGCCGGGAATGAAGAAGGTCGTAGAGAGGGTGTTTCGTGTCCTTTTTCTTGCCTTTTTCGGTTTCCCGGTAGACGTGCAGGGGTAGAGATGCGATGGTTTCGCTGATTTTCCGGACGGCCGAATAAACGGGAGAGAATTTCAGGCAGGAACTTTCATTTACGCTCACGCCCGACGCCGTCGGCTTTTCGATGCGCGTGTACCAGTAATCGTCCCAGACGTCCGGCCGGGGCCGCGTTGAGGCCCTTTCTTCCTGCCCGATAAAGAAAAAATCCCGGATATTCCGCGTCAAAAACCCGCCGATCCGGGAAATAACCGATTTCTCAATCGTGTTTACCGGCATCTATCTCATGCGAGGATCACATTTTAGAAAAACGATTTTTCAGAAACTGATTTTTTCGAACTGCTTCGGTAGGTCAATGATGAAAAATAAACAGGTTTTCCGCAACGGACAAAAGCGGTCAAAATAGGACAAAAGCGGTCAGATTAGTCTTCTTCTTCCCTGCATCGCCATTTATCGGCGCATTTTTTCTTGATTACAGGGTGCCCGGCCGCGTCGCGCTTGACGGGGAGGCCCCGGTCTTCATACCGCGACGCCGTCTTTTCGCTGACCCGGAGATATTGAGCGATCTCTTTCCATCCGATGAGAATATCCGTCATGGGTCCTCCTCAGATTCCCGTTTTTAGTCCGCAATTCGGGCAAAAATCCCGGCCTTCCGTGTCTTTTTCGCACCGCTTGCACGGGATTTCGCCCGTTTCCGGCTTCACGACTTCTTCCGGCACGGCAGCCGTTTCGGGCTCAATGGCATCGATCCGTGAGATACTGCCGGGCACATAGACAAAGCGATCGGCCTCCTCCTCGAGGATCCCGCAGGCCATGGCCGCGGCCACGACCCCGTCGATCCGCCCGGTGCTCCGGCTTTTGTCGTACTTGCGGTTCTCCGCGGCGTCGGTCAGGGCGACGACATTCGCCGCGCACCAGGTCAGGCACGGGTTGCCGTCGTGGCGCAGCGTCCCCTCGATGAGTTTCGTCTCGAATATCTTGATGGCCGGACTCATGGACTGGTATCCCTGGCCGAACTCGACCATCTCCGGCAGCGTCACGCCCAGGCGGGCCTGATCCTTCTGGAAGTCTTTTATCTTCCAGCGGTCGAAGGCGATCTTCTGTGTGTTGTGCGCGCTGCAGATCTCGACGAGATCCCGGATCACGAACTCATAATCGACGGTTTTCCGGTCCAGGGCCTTGATATGGCCGGCGTCGCGCCAGGCGATGTAGGGGACGTGGTCCTGCTCCTCCTTTAGGTGAAGGCCGATGCCCGGGATCCAGAACCAGACCTTGAGCCGCCAGAAGGGATCGTCCTCCGTCGGCTGGAACATGAGAGCGAAGGCGGTGAGGTCCTGCGTCGCTGAAAGGTCGAGGCCGCCCCAGCTCTTCCGGCCGGCGAGGAGCTCGTCGGCGTAGTCCCTCTCCTGGCATGCGAACCAGGCCTCGCGCGAGATGGCGGGGTTTTCGGCTTCCGTCCAGACACAGAAGCACAGTCGCTTGACGGAGGCCATCTTCGAGGGGAGACCGCGGGCCTCGCGGATCTGCCCGCGGATGTAGTCGTGGCCGGGAAGGCCGGCGTCGAGCGATGGGTTCACCTTCGGCCAGACCGATTCGTCCTCGAGGTAGTGGTCGTCGACCAGGTCCTCTTCGTCCAGGGCGCAGATGTAGGCGAAAAATTCGTCGTTCCGGATCTGCCCCGTGGAAACCTTGACGCCCAGGTCGTGGTACTCCCAGCAGATGGATGTCTTGTCGTGGCCGCTGTTCGTGATCATGAAGGAGAGCGGCTGCCGGCGGAACTTGAAGCCGGCGCGGAGCATCTCGATCACCGTGCCGTCCTTGTGCTCGTGGATCTCATCGAGGAGGATCACGTGCGGGCGCGGGCCCGACTGGCCTTTTTTCTCGGAGCTGATGACGCGGAAGAAGGAGCCCCGCGCCGGGTGGCTTAATTTCCATCGGAGATCCCCGGTCCCGGAGGCGACGAGCAACTCGCGCAGTTTCGGGCTCTGATCGTAACAGGCGACGGCGTCGCGGAAAAGGACCATCGCCTGGTCCTGGTAGGTCGCGGCGGCGTAAACCTCGGCTCGTGGCTCGCCATCGGCCACGATGCCCTTCAATCCCACCCCGGCGGCAAGCGGCGACTTCCCGGAGCCTTTTGCCGTCTCTATGTAGGCCACGCGGAAGCGCCGATAACCGTCGGCACGGCGCCGCCAGCCGTAGATCGAACCGATGATGAAGGCCTGCCAGGGGAGAAGGATGAAGGGTTTCCCCTCGTACTGGCCGCCGGCGAGCCGCAGGTACTCCTCGAAGAAGCGCATCGACTCAGATGCTGCGCTTTTTTTCCCCTCCGCATCAAACCAAAACGGAAAGTCTGGATCTGTCTTTGATTGCTCGAGATCCTTCAGGTGCCGCCGGCACGCGCCGCGCACGAAGGGCCCCGCAAGGATCTCGCCGCGATCCACGGACTCCGCGTACTGCGTCGTCCGATCAATTAAAGACGACACCTTTTCTCCCGTTTTTACCATTCCGGCCGTCGCTCTCATCTAACCCCCGGCCCCCTTTTCCCCTTTTCTCTCATCACCCCGGTCAGTCGAAGAGCTCGTCTTTTTCTTCCTGGCCGTTTTCATTTTCCTTCAAACCGAAATTGCCGCGGTTCACTCTGGGCGTGAGGTAGAATTCCTTGCAATAGTCCAGGAACTGCTTCGAGTATTTGCGCTTCAGATCCGAGAAGGCCGATTCATTGCCTTCGTGGATCAGGGATTTTCCCTCATCCTTCGGGGCCCGCTCATTGTCGATCGCCCTATTGATATCAACCAGGCGCGAGTGAAGATCGCAGAGCTCCGCGAAGGCATCCTCGCAAAGCACGTTGAGATGCCCGCGGCTGATGACCGTCGGGGAAACCTTATCCCAGAAAGCCGCCGCCATCTCGTTCAGCCGGCGCGGGCGCCTGGTCACCAGGGGAATCTCGAGACTATCGGATCCCCGCCCGGCCTTCCGCGAGCTGCGAAGGGAATTTTCGAAGTTTTTCTTGCAGCGCGGGCTGCAATATCGCCTCCTGGCCGACCCTTCGAACTTTCCCTTGCAAAATTTACATGTAAGAATCATCTGAGTGCGTTCTTGAGTGCTATTTTAGTTTTAAACGTATTCTATATAACTTTTTGAGGGCGCTAATGCGCCCCTATATACCGCCTCGGTTAACCCCGCAATACTTCTATAAGATTTCGACCCCCCTACCCTGAGTGCTTATTCCATGGATGACCCTCATCTATCGGCACTCCATTCAGGTCCGCTGCCTGCGTGTATCCATGACGCTCCTGCTTTCTTTTCAATCCGCTGTGGCATGATGAGCAGAGGCTCTGCCAGTTCGACTCATCCCAGAAGAGCTCGGCATTTTCTTCGTGCGGTCTGATATGGTCGACGACCGTGGCCGGCGTGTCGCGTCCGATGCGGGCGCACAGTACACAGAGGGGAGATTTGTCGAGGTGCATCTTTCTGCACTTGCGCCACCGCCTGGAATCATAGAGCCGCTTAGTCATTATGTGCTCCAAAGAGCGCCGGCTGCTCCGTCCGCGATTCGACGGGAGTCTCAATGTTCCCGCCCTGGACTCGCTCGGGCAGCTCTATTTTCTTCCGCTCGATTAGTTTCATCAGGTCATCAACCGCTTCATGGAATAGAATCTCGGCCCTCATCGCAATATCCCACCTCTCCTGATTGCCTCTTCTTAATCCCGGGTTGAAATGCAGCACAGGCCGGCCGTATTTTATGATGATATGAATACCGTGATGCCTGTTCTCCCTGATGAACTCTGATAGTCTGACCACAGCCGCACTATCTCTCCAGCTCTCGATCCATGGTTCCTCTTGCTTCACCGCCTTCTGATGTGCGCTCATGCCGTACTTGCTTCTCAGTTTTTCTCGGCTCATCAAATCCTCTATAATATCATGGCTTGGTCCGGGTGGTCCGGGGTGGTCCGGGTGGGTGGTCCGGGTGAATCTTCAATAAAATCATAGTTCGGTCCGGGTGGTCCGGGTACTTTTTAATAAAACCAAATACTAAATGTAAATCGATGGTCAGTACGCGCGCGCGCGCGCATGTGCAATATGTTGCATTTCACCCGGACCACCCGGACCACCGCTCGATTATTTATACACCACGCAAACTTACGTGGTCCGGGTGGAGCTCTTTCACCCGGACCACACCCGGACCACCCGGACCACTTTCAACCTTCATATTATGTAGCAGGTCCACAAAGGGGATACGGGGCAAAGCGGGCGAATTTGCATATTCTCTATTTATTTTCAGCATTTATCTTTATCCCTTTGATGTAGTATTGCCTGTCGCCCTCTACGCGGGGCCTGTATTGGCGAAGAAACTGGTGCGCGGCGTACAGCTCGCGGAAGAAATTCTCGATGTTCATGATCTGGTAGCCGCTGTCGCCGCAGTAGACCCTGTAGTCCTGGTAAATCTCCCGCTTCGATATCTCGTAATCGTCTCCCAGGGTGCAGCGGTCCTCGACGAAGGCGAGGATGGGGTTGTTCACGCGCCGGTAGTCGAGGAGCAGTCGCTCCGTCTCATCGCACTGCGTGAAACCGCCCTGTCCCCATAGCCGCTGCAGACCCTCGACGGCCCAGGCGAAGATCTCGGAGAGCTCGCATTTAAGGGTATCGAAGAGCTTCGGGTCGAAATCGTCGAGATATTGCCTCTTGAACTGCACCGGAAGGAGCCGGCGGAAGTAGCCGTCGGAATTGTCCAGGACGCGCGGCAGGCGGTTCGCCGCGAAGGCGAGCTTGCATGTCGGGCAGAACTCGAAGGCGTTTCTGTGCTTGAACGCGGCGTTCAGCGGATCGCCCGACGTGATCGCCTTGAAATAGGGCGATTCAATCGCCCGCCCGCCGACCTCGGTCGAGATATTCAGGAGCTTCCCATATAGAGAGGAGCGCTGGAACTGATCCTCCAGGTCCGGGAAGGAGACGGCGGCGCAGTTCTCGGCGCCCACCAGCTCGCGCAGGATCTTCAGGAAGACGCTCTTCCCGTCCGCGCCCGGCCCCAGGAGGAGCAGGCACTTCTCGAAAGCCGTCGAAGGCGTGATGCAGTAGCCGCTGAATTCCTGCATTTGCATGATGACCTCGTGCGTCTGGATGTTTGTCCCCAGGAACTCGAGCCAGCGGCCGCATTTCTTACCCGAATACGGATCATAGGTGACGGGAAGCATGTAGGTCGAAAGGAAATCCCGGTCATGCTCCCGCAGCTCGAGGGTCCGCAGGTTGAGCATTCCGTTTTCGATGCAGGCCCAGTCCGTCTGATCGTTCATCTCCCGATCGTGGGGCTTCGTGCAGAGGCGGCGCACCTGGTAGACGGCGTCCTCGACCCTTCCCTTCTGCGCCTCCTTCCCCAGCAGGCGGATGCAGGTGTTCCCGATGTGCTCCTCCTCGTAGACCTCCCAGATCCGGCCGTTCCAGCGGTAGATGAGCCCCGTCGACGGGTCGGCCATCAGGGAAATCTCCTTGAGGATGTGATCGGCCAGGAGCCGCGGCTTAAAGCTCAAGCGATCGTTGATGCCGCGCTCGAAGAACCGGAGTGGCCCCGGCAGGTCCTCGGACTTTATGTGGTCGACATTCCCTGTCCTCGCGGCGTAGGCCCAGAAGTCCTCCCTCACCTTGTCGACGCCGTATTTTCCCTCGGCGGGGAATCCCATGGTGCCGATGAGCTCGTCAGTGGCCGTTTTCTGAAGCCCCTTGATTTCCCGTGCCTTCTCCATGAGGGCGCGCAGGTCCTCCGGCTTTCCTTCATGTTTCGCGAAGAAGTCCGTGAGATCCTGGCCGTGGTCCTCCGGCCAGGTGCCGTCCTCCTTACGTCGCCCCATCCGGTCCGGCCACGTGAGAATCCTCACGCTGGCGGCGCTGCCGATGAGGTTTATCGCCGCGTAGAGGGCGTACTGCTGGCCGGCGCAGTCGGCGTCGTAGCAGATGACGCAGTCGCGGCCCTTGAGGGGTTCCAGGTGCTCTTTTGCCCAGGTCTTCGTCTTTGATGTCTGCGTGACGGCGCAGAAGCCCTGGGAGACGGCGCATATCGTGTCCGGCTCTCCTTCGCAGATAAGGACCGGTCCGGAGGCCTCCAGCGGGGCAGCGGGGAAAAGCCTGGCCTTCCCGGTGGACCTCGCCCAGGAGATGATCTTGTTCTGGCCGCCTCCCGGCCTGTAGAGGCGGATATTGACGAGAAGACCCCTGGCGTCGCGCACGGGGATGGCGATGCGTTCGGGAACGCTCACGGGCTTTACAGTGCCCGTCTTCGGGTCGCAGTACTTCGTCTGGAGGCGAAGGTCCAGGATCCCGGCGGCCGCGGGCGTCCAGCGGCGCTTCTCCCAAAGCTCGCGGAGTTTCTCATCCGGAAGCGGCGGGAACTGCTCCCAGACGGCCTCAAGAGAATTGCTCAAGAGCTTCATCTCGTCGAACGTGATTTCAGGCCCCTCCGGCGCCGTGGGCGGCTCGGGAGGGGCTTTCGATGGCCCGGGCATGTCTCCTACACCGAACTCTTTGCAGAAGGCCCTGAAACCGTCTTCCTTCGAATAACCCTTCACGGCGGACCACAGGGCACAGAGATCCCCGTCGGCGCCGCAGGCGAAGCAGTGGTAGAGGTCTGTCCGGTAGTTGTAGCTGAAGGAGGGGTGCCGGTCCTTATGCAGGGGGCACGCGCCGTGCAGCTCGCCCTTCGATTCATCCGTCTTTATGACCTGGAAGAGCTCCCGGGCGATCCGTATGCGCTCGGTCTCGGATAAGTGCTTTAGAGCAATTCCCATGATGATCAGTTATTCTTCATATTTTCGATGATAATTTTTGCATGCCATTATTAAGTCAGAAATAAGGCTGAATTGTTCCTCCGTTTTATCGGAAGAGGATATTTTTGTTGCGATTTCCCTTATCTCTTTTGATTGTAAGCATAAAGCATTACGTTTCCCGAGTTGATATTTTAAATCTTCGATTTCTTTGCTATGTTCTAAATCAATTTGATCGAACATTTCAGCGAACCGGTGAAAAGATCCTTTTTTGTTAGATTTATCATATGCGAGCTGTAAGGTGGCTGTACGTTGTTCCTTAATTTTTTTTCTACCTCCTGTGCCGCCAGTGGCATAATAAGTTTCACCTTTTATTCGACCCCGAAGCGCCCCACAAGTTGATAAATCAACCCTAATTCCTAACTGTTTTCTAATTTTAGAAAATAGACTTTGTAATTGTCTCACTTCCCACTCAGTGCCCGATATTTTTCTAAGATCATCTATCATTTGATGATATTCCTCTTTTGAATTTCCACGTGAACCTTTTTGGATAATTTTATTCCTTAAATAATTAATCTCTTCGGGTGTAATCTTTAACATTTCCTTTTCCTCCTTTTTTTATTTTCTATCTGCGGTTAGATTTAGATCATCCCATCGTTCGTCGGGATTTTCTCGGCGGCACGAGCCAGAGCTCACCCCCGGGGCGCGAAATTCCCTGATGCTTCTTGTTGGCGTCTGAGGCGGCTATAAGGAGCGACATGTAAAAAATCCCCGCAAGCACACCCGCGAAAAGGCCGATAATGAGGCCTGAATAAAAAAGGCTCATGGCGTCTCCCTATTTTTCGATGGTGATGGTGAGTGTTGTCCTGAGTCCTGGAATGCCGCTGAATGCCGCCAGAAGCCCCGCCACGGCGTCAATGCTGCTCTTTTCTGCTTTCAAGGCGAATGGTGGAGGAGAGGCCTTTGGCTGAGCCGCAGGGGGTGGCGGCGGCGGAGATGGCTTTTTCGGGCCGAGTCTTAACCTGGCCCCCTTCAGTCCTTCCGGATCGTCCTTGTAACGATAGCAGGCAGGGCAAAGATCACGGCCGATGATCGGCATATTAGGCCGCGCGCAGTTCTTGCAGTTTCCCTTCTTCATGCTCCCTCCTCCTTTCATGTTCTCGCGCCCCTGGGGGCAGTCGAGGCAGTGATAAAATACGATATGAGTTCTCGACGGCGACCAGTCCCTGGATGTCAAAATGAGTTCCCGCCTCTTGGCTTTCTTCTGCCGGGCGACGCAGCAGCCGACATGCATCCGGGCCTTGAGCCTTTCGCAGTCGAAGTATTCCGGGCCCTGCAGGATCTCGTCAACCGCCTGATTCATTTCACCGCCAGAATCCGAGGGACCACAGGCAGAAGAGCAGGAGTGCGATTTCGCGCAGTATAAATTTAATCGTCGTCGTCATCGTCATCCTCCGGCAGAAAAACGATCATCCAGAAACACAAAAGGCCGAGGATTTCAAAAAACCAATCCTTAGCCTTCATTTTTCGCCGCGCCCTTCGCCGCGTCCAGTATCTCCATGAGCGCTCGGTATGAGCGAATTGAGATCTCCGCCGTCTTAGACCATTCTATAAATGAGGTTATTTGAGCCTCGAGGAAATCTATGCGTGCTGCGAACAATTGATTTTCTATCTCCAGGTCGTTTTGCTTCCCCATTATCCCTTTCCTTCGCAGGTGCTGCAGAGATCTTCCTCGATCCAAAAGCAGCCGCCCTCGCACGCATGGTCATCGGTGCAGCCACACACCCGGCAGCGCGGCTCCCCAAATGTACATTTCCTAACGGTAATCTCCGGGCCCGTCCCATGACGCCGGCATGTGTCGGTTGGGGTGA